AAAGGAGACAACGAAAGTTGCCTCCTTTTTTCTTTGTATTCGTCTACGACAACTCAATAAAAACAAGAGCTTAAGACACAATACGCGTGTTGTCTTTGTCTCTAATCCTCTCCGTAAGGCGTGTCATTATCTAAGAATCTATGCCACAATCATTACCACAAATGAGCGGGGAAACTTCAATTTCTCCCCAAACATAACGGAATTTTTTGTGGTAATAACTGTATTTTTTATTTAAAAACATTTGATTACGGAGATTGAGCGTTATGCGCGTGGCAAACAGGATGACTGACAAGCGTTTGAAAGCCCTGACGGCTGACGCTTCATGTGGGATTGTCCCCGGGCTTTATGTTGGAGTCAGGAAGCTCAAGGACGGGACATATGCCCGTTATTTCCTGCTTCGGGATCGTGGTTTGAAGCGGGTCTTTACTCTCGGGAAGTATCCCGAAATGTCACTCGCTGAGGCCTTCGAGAAGGGGCTCAGATGGAGGAAACTGATAGCGGAAGGGATTGACCCATCTGAGCAGGAGAAAGCGGCCAGAGACGCGCTACGCCCCTCCCCGGCACCTCAAAAAGAGGAGGACGCACTAACCTTTGAAAAACTTATCTGGAAGTGGATTGAGTTCAACACAAAGAGGGGGAGGTGGAAAAACGCTGAAAAATCCCGCGATCTGGTTTGGGATGGCTTTTTCAGGAATCACATCCCTAAAGAAATCAGAGACTGCCCGGTTGTAGACCTGAAACCTCAGATGTTCTGTGATGCCCTGGGGGAAAAGTGGGGAACCATGATTGACACGCCCGAAAGGATCCTTAGCGACGCTAAAAGAGCGATTGATTGGGCAATACGCTCGGAGATGATCCCGCCGATGGTTAACCCGTGCCAGGTGGTGGACGGGCGTTTAGGGGATTTGCTGCCACTAAATCGACCGGAAGGCGGGCACGAGCCGGCACTGCCGCCGAAACGTATGCCGGCTTTCTTTAAGGCACTTATGCAGCTTGTCCCGGTTAGTCAGACGGCCCGCTGTCTTGCATTCGCGATCCTTACTTCAGCGCGCAACACAACAGCGCGTGAAGCAACATGGGGGGAAATCCAGCAGGATGATGATGGGAGGTGGCTGCACGTTATTCCTCGTGCCCGCATGAAGGTGAAGAGCGAAAAGATTCCCTTTGACCGCAAAACACCGCTTTGCCCAGAAGCCGTTCAGCTGCTGGAATCAGCCCCACGGGTAGGGAGGTCTCCAGATTCCTATATTTTCCCCAATGTGAACAAGGGGAGAAATTCTCCTTTTTCCCGTGATTCTGTCCGGGCGCTGATTAAGCGCATGCACGATAAACAGAAAAGAATTGACGGGATTGGCTGGGTAGACCCCGATCAGTTCCATGCGAAGACCGGCAAACCCCGTATAGTGACCCTCCACGGGCTCGCGCGGGCAACTTTCAATACTTGGGCCAAGGATGCCAAGGGATACTCCCACAAGCCGTTCTCGCGCGATCTGAGAGAAAGCTGCTTGGATCACCGCAACGAGTCCTACCAGTGCGCGTACGATCGGGAGCAGGCTCTGGGTGATATGCGTGAGGTCTACGATGCTTGGGGAAAATTCTGCATGTCATTGGTTCATGTCGGATAAACAGGCAGTGCTATAAGCTTTAGGAGGGCTTCGCCATGGGAAATTCTTTAAGTTCAGGGACGATCGAAATCAACAATTTTGAGGAGTTGTTGGAATTTGCTGAAGCCGGCGTTAAACCAGGCCAAAAACAGCTTAAGCTATCTCCAGAGCTTGGGGTACTGGTTATCCACGTCGAAGGAGAAGGTTACGGGAACTTCATCCCTGGAGAACAATTACGGTCTCTGTGGCAAATCCAAGAAGATTTTTTCAGATTAGCGGCCTACACTCTGCACAGAGCCCCTCCGGGATCTCAGGGGCCGGCAGGCACTATGCACGGAATGCGGCCGTTTTTTTCGGGATTGGGCGGATGCTATCTTCCCTATGGATTAGAACACTTATCTAAAAGGATAGCCAGTCTAAACAAACATCTTATCCAGAAAAGCCTGCTTTATGTTTTTAAGCATTTCCAGCTTTCGCTGATGGAGGGTAAGAATTGAATCCAGGCGCTTGAAAAAATCGCCGATCATTTTTTGCTCATTGAACTTTGGCGGCATCATTAGCGTCATAGCCGCCATTTGTTTCCCAGAAACTTCTACAAAAGTAGACCCGGCTCCAACGACTTCGCCATATTTTTTCAGTTCATGAGTTCTGGAAAAAATAAAGTAAGAATCAAGTTCATTGGCATGAGGCACAATCGATTGGAACCCTTGGTTAGTGCAACCTTCTGCCGATAGAATGGCCGTTTTGCCAATTCCAGCTCGTGAAGTAAAGAGCACGGTTCCCCTTGGCAGCATTTTGGCCGAACAGCTGCTATAGCCAAGTTCCGTTATTTTCCTTTGGCTTGAATTTAGAAAAATCTGATTTGAAATCTCTGCCGGTGAGTACCAATTAATAATGCCATCCCAGTAATCATTATTGCTTGTACTGGGGGTCCCCCCACCCGTGATATCTGCGATATCGCCTAATTTTCGCTCTTCCCAAGCACCAGTAAATCCTTTGAATCGAATTTCGGGGACAACCTCACCTTCTTTCGGAAACATTTTTTCGAGCATCGATTTCTTGATGTTCAGGAGCTTCTCATACTTACGCTGATGAAGGGTAAGAAGTGAATCCAGACGTTTGAAAAAATCCCCGATGGTTTTCTGCTCATTGAATTTTGGCGGCATCATTAGCGTCATTGCCGCCATTTGTTTCCCGGAAACTTCGACAAAGGTGGATCCAGCTCCAACGATTTCTCCATATTTTTTCAGTTCATTTGTTCTGGAAAAAATAAAGTAAGAATCGAGGTCGTTGGCATGAGGAACGATCGATTGGAAGCCCTGGTTAGTGCAACCTTCTGCCGATAGAATGGCCGTTTTGCCGATTCCAGCTCGCGAAGTAAAAAGCACGGTTCCCTTTGGCAGCATTTTGGCCGAACAGCTGCTAAAGCCAAGTTCCGTTATTTTCCTTTGGCTTGAATTCAGAAAAATCTGATTTGAAATCTCTGCCGGTGAGTACCAATTAATATTGCCATCCCAGTAATCATTATTGCTTGTACTGGGGGTCCCTCCACCAGTGATATCTGCTATATCGCCTAATTTTCGCTGTTCCCAAGCGCCAGCAAATTCAGCAAAACGAATAGCGGGTTCAGCTGCCTTTTCTTCCATGATTTTTTTTGTTTCCCTGAAATCGCTTTGCAGACCGGAGGAGCATATGAAGAGCAAATAGTAATGTGGGGATTATAAAGAATGGGCATAAAAAATCGGGGTGGCTTAAGCACCGCCCCGTGCTGCTCAGAGGTCTGATAACTTAGTGGCTCATCAGGTACCTATAGCACGGAAAATCCTTTACGGCCATGTCGTGGTGGGCGAGGATCTTTTCGACCTCATTCATGTTTGCCTCGTTCATCATTTCGTAGAAGCGCGGCGCCTCTGGAGACTGGACTGCGACGAGGAGCTGATAGACAAGGCCAAGCTGCCTGCGGAAGAGATATTTTTTGTAGTAGACGAGGGTTCTGATACGTTCCATCTCGTCTCTTGAGAGCGTGATGCTGTTTTTATCTTCGAGCGCGGGGAGCTTTACCTCGCAGGTTGCGATGAAGTCGAGCGCGGTCTGAAGGTCCTCGCTTCGGATCTGGTCATACTTTGCAACCTGAAAGTGGGCATAGAGCGCGTGATAGATCGTCTGGTAAGCGACAGCGCTCTTCTTTGCGCGCGCCGAGATGGCCTTGCGGATCTGAAGCTGCTCCGCGGGGGTGAGGGTGGCTGCTGAGTAGCTCCCGGTCTTGCGGATAGCGGGCAAGATCTCGTTTGTCACCTTAACTCGAAATCGATAGGCAGGAGTGCCCTCTTTGACTGCGTCGCGGCTTCTAAGAATCAATGTGTAAAGCCCGCTTTCATTGACTACGTTAACATCGGGTTTACCCGCTCCTAAGTTTAACTTAGCCCTCTCAAACGGTGCCAAAGAAGCAATGGCCATTGATGGATTGGTTAAGTTCAGCGCATGCAGATATCAGCAGCAACAAACAGGGGAGAAACGGAATCGCCAAATACGCGAATAGAGGCGCCTTCAAAAATGAAGGTGGTAAGGGGATTAGACATGTATGTCTCCTATCAAGAGCTTGATCCTCGCACCACTTGCTACAGTGGCGAGCGAGGTCTGGCGGGGTAGCAAACCGGCGATAGGTCCCGGCCACTCCGAAGAGTGCCCACCAGCCTCACTCATAAAAAGGAGACCTGCGCGCATAAGAGAAGCCGCTAAGATTTTGGCGGCGGTTATGCGCCTATCTGAACCGGGTTGCTACACCCGCGCCCGGAATCCCGGACAGGGAGAATATACCATATTCCATTCCAACGAATCCACTTTGTTAAAATGGTCAGCACAGACTCCTGGAGGGATCGCAATGCAAAAAATACGCGAAGAGGATTGGCTACAGACGAAGATTAATGGGGCTCTTGCGGATTATGTCCGGGCATCTGAATTTAAGCCGACTGAAGAAAGAGCCCTAACTGCCGTTACTATGGTTAAACACCTCTGGGCGATTTGTTTCTGGGGCAGTTGGATATTTTTTATTGGGTTGGGAAGTCTGCTTCTTCTTATCCTCCATCTGCACGCCACTCTTTAATCTCTCGGCATCAAGGGAAACTCACGCTGAGACTCCCGTCCCGACGGATTTCACCCACTTCCTGATATCGTCTACCTTGAACCTCGTGCACTTTGGGCTGAGGCGCACGGGCTGAGGGAACGAGGGATCTTCCTTCACCTTTTTCCACACGGTGCTTTCCCCAATCGAGAGCATGGCCGCGGCTTCTTTCACATCCACCATCAGTAACCCCAGCGGGGGGATTGTTCTGCCACGCTTCCTCATTTCTCGCTCTCCTGTTCATCTATTGCTTTATCTATAGCGGCCAAAGCTTCCTCCCCATATCCGGACACAAAAAGCTTGATTGCTTTTGAGATTTCTTTGGCTCCAGGACCGCTGATCGCATTAGCGTTTTCACAAGTCATTCTGTATTCCTTACGGTAAAGATCGCGCGAGCCTATCGGGTAGTTATGCTCCAGGAGCCATATCAGATACCAGCGCGCCTTTTTCAGGTCATAAACCGCATTTCCCTTATATGGGGCGCGCATCAGGTACTTCACAACGTTCCCAGAACAGAAATCCCGATCGGCAACGATCTCGATGACTTCGTGCGGCAGCTGGTTGTAGTGCGCCGGGTGATTGATTTTTTCTTCAGGCATCGGTGAATCTTTTCTTAGAAGGGGATGTCTTCGTTCACGAACGTATCGTGTGCCGGCGCTTCATCTCGCTTGGGAGACTCGAACGATTCGGCTGCGGACTTCTTCTTAAGCGTGCGGTCCGACAGAGTCTTCAGCCGGGCGTCCACTGCCTTTGCTTCCGGAGCCTTCTCGAGAATTTCCCGGGCGTTCATGCGGGTGTCGGCGTCGAACGGCGTGAGGAGCTCCATGTGGAACGGGTACTTCTCATCAGACGGATCATTCACTCGCTGAAGGATCACGCCGATCTTCTTTCCTTCGAGATCATGGAAGCGCTCAACGTCCTGAGAGTTACCGTTCGAGTACTTAATGACGCCCAGCGTGGAAGAGATCGAACGCTTACGAAGAACCGTCATCACCGCGTCCACAATCCCTCGAGCGAAAGAGTCAGATCCATCCCGCTTCGTAATGCACATATTCAGACGAGCGGAACGTCCGTCGTTCGCGAAGAAGTTGAACACCATGAAGCCGGCACCCGACCTCGTGGTGTAGTAGTACGCGTCATGGAACTGACCGATATAAGCGCCGGATTCCGTGATGGCACTGGGGGCCCGGCAAGATTCCTTGGCGCGATCCGCGTTAAGAGTGAAGTCCATTTGTTTTCCTTTTAAAAATGGGGATTACTTGATTCGAAGAGACGCCGGACCGGTCACCAGCTTGGCACCCGGGATATCAACGCCATCCTTCAGCGCAATCTTCATTGCGGCTTTGCTGAGTTCTTTCTTGACGATGTAGAACTTCTCAGGGATCTGCTTCTCGTCGTAGATAGAGACGGTCGGCATACCCTTGGCAACCGATACCTTGCAAAGCGGGTTCTCGGCTTTGACGAGTCCGTTCTGCTGCATGTGCTGAAGGGCATAGGACTTCAGCCAATCAGCGCGTGAATTGAGGGATTTGGCTCGGGCGGAAAGCTGAGCAGACGCTTCCTTGCATGCCTCCGCGTTAGCCTTGAGTTCCTTGACGTAGAGACCGATACCGCAGATCTTCTCTTCGAACTGTTCGTGAAGAGCGTCGATCTGGGCGGCCGCTTCGGGGAGAATTTCACCGGTATCTTCATCAACCGGAAGGTTTTCAAAGAGTTCCCGGATACTTTCATCAAGCTGATACAGCGTTAGTTTTGTCGCCATTGGTGACTCCGTAGTAAGTGCAGATAGCTTTGTCGACAGCAGCCAGGTCGTTCTCGATTTCTGCCGTTTCGAACATCCCCATAGGAGACTTGACGGTGTCTGAACCTGAGTTCTGGGTGCTGAAGTAGTACTGGCCGTTCACAACGTGAGTCCGAAGAACAGTTGTGAACATGCCCTCGACCACGATCTTGTCGTCGAGGAGCTTTCCCAGTGTTTTGATCTTGGTGTTGCCGAATTCGTCGGTAGTGGTGTGAGCGAGGATGTAGACGCGCTTGTCTCCATCGAGCTGAGAGGCGACCTGGCAGATATCAAAGCCGGCACCGCCGATCGCGTTGAACTTGTCGAATGACTTCTCATCCCGCCGAGCCATATACATGTTGGCGAGGATGTACTGCCAGTCATCAACCACGATGATGTCGGCCTGAGACTTTTTCATAGCCGCCACAATGATCTTGGGATCATCTGTGACGTAGATGTTCCCGCCATTGTTCCCGCTTTTGGTGAATTTCCTCTCGAACCAGCCAGTGGGCTTGAAGGGGAGTGGTTTCCTAGTCGGCTGAATCAGAAGCGTTCTGGACGGATCCAGATTCCTCAGACTTGCTGTTTTGCCGGTGCCGGATTCGCCAAGAATTAGTGTTGCGTAACTCATTGCTTCTCCATAAAGATCCAACTTGAAAAAACCGACCGTTGTGTCCTTAAGAAAAGCGACAACGGTAGGCTTTTTCCTCCCAGCTCAGGTCAACTGCCCCTGGCATATGGCTCAGAAGAGCTTCTGGGAGTTAGCCGCGTCAGGTCGTACGGCTGTCTGCTCGAGCGTCCCCGTAATGCCGTTTACGGATCAATGCTGTCCGGGGCATTGCACCCCTGTCACTTGCCTTCATTGCAAGATCTTGTGTATGGCTTTGAGCCATGCATAAGAACTCGGTTCTGAGGATCTCCTTGTGGGAAGATTGAATTGAGCGGTTCCACCAAAACGCTCTTTCTTTCATCCACAAGGAGAAAAGCTATGTCTGACTCAAATTCATTCACCTCCGCCGAGGTGACCCAGATCATCGTTGCCGGCCTGCAGTCTGGGGCGATCGTTCTTCCCTTCAGCAGAAAATTCAACGTTGAAAAGTTCAATCAGAAACTTGGCGACCACCTGAAGAATCCGGGGGTCGGTAATGGGGGCACGCTGGAGGAGAAATACGAGGAGTTCACTTCCAAACGACTCGCCTACCAGCTTGGCGGTCTTGCCCGTATGGACGCCATCTACTTGCTTTGCCTCAAAGAGGCTCTCCTCACCGGGCTTACGGATAAAGAAACCGAGAGGATCATCGACGCCGCCACCAGCGAGTTCGTGTAACTCTTTAAGCCGATTGAGAAGGTAGCCGTTCACTTGCGGTGCGACATCAAAGTCAACTTCTTGTTTGCGTTTTCCAGCATGCAGCCGCCCAGATATCCCGAGCGGCTTCTTCAGTAATGCGGAGCGGTTTTTCGTTTTTATCCATCGCAGACCTCAATTGATCGAGAACTCGAGAATCCCAAAGAAGGACAGGAGCACGGCCGTGATCAGGAAGAGGGAAGCGAGCGAAATAGCTGCTTCAGCGATCCAGAGAAAGATTTCCCGGGCGGAGTCTTCATGCACCGTCAGGTTCTGAGTCACTTCGCGTTCACGGAGATCAGACTCGTACTGATTGAGAGAACCGCTATACATGTTTTCAGTGACTGTCATTTTCAAACCTCTGGTTTTGTTAACTAACCGAAGGTTATCACGATAGGTAAAAAAAATCAACCGAAGGTTTTGAACAGAAACTTCTGTCTAGTAAACCAACGGTTGACTGGTATCAAGGGAAATAGGTTATCTGAAGACCTATGAAACATCGACCTATGATCTTGATCTGGTCAGTAAAAGCTTTCACTTCGATCGGTGGATATTTGGAATTATCGCTGATTAGAAGATACCCGGAAGGACGGCATTGGACCCGTTTAATGAACAGAGAATGGTTAAAAGCTAGGGCATACAACCCGTCACTGGAAATCGATGTCTGAGACGTATCAACGATTATTGCGCTGCCATTCTGGATAGTGGGCTCCATGCTGTCCCCAGTAGCCGTAATCATGTTCAGACTGCCGGGATTGATATTGAGCCCCGATGCTCTCAGCATCGATGAATCAAGGCGAACAAAGCGCAGAAGCGAGAGTCTGTACTGTTCCTCAGCTCCGAATCCACAGGCGGCAGCTACATCTAAAAATGGAACGGCGATTGTTCCATCTTCCATTTCGATTGTCTGTTTTGGGACGGTCTCATCACCAAACACCAGGAATGCCGGCGTCACTCCAAGAAGTTCGCAGACTTTCCTTAAACGGTCGTCTCTAGGCACATCACCTTTGGTGAGCCACTTCCGGACGGCTACGTCAGAAACCCCCACGTATTTCGCTAACTGGCGGACGGAAATTCCCTTCTCATCGAGAAGGGACTTCAGGCGTTCAGAACTTTCTTTGCTCATAGATATCTCCTAAACCAAGTGTTGCACGTAACAGAGTCTCCTGCAATAAACCTTAAGTTTTAAATTATGCTAAACTTCAGGTTATTAAACGTAACCAGAGGTTCTAATGTCTGATAACACTTTTCCATCAGATACCCCAACCACGATCGAACTTGCAATCCGAAAGCTTGGCGGTCGCAAAAAGGTTGCTGAGGTGCTGGGGGTGTCGTGCATGGCTGTAGCCAAATGGGAGCGCCAGAACAGCATCCCGACGTCACGTCTGGCTGATTTCTGCGCACTGACGAAGATGCATCCGAGGAATTTCAACTCGGATGTCAAAAAGCTCTACGAACGTTGGCACTGATGAGGTTTGGGATATGCACGGATACCGCGCCACAGATATCGCGTGGGAAGTGCCGGTGAAATCGTCATCTGAACGACTCATCGTGCTTGCCTTGGCGAAATTCTCAGACGAGAACTGCGAAAGCTTCCCGTCTTTTGAAGCAATTGCAAAGTTCACCAAACTCAACCGGAAAACGGTTATTGCCGGGCTTAAGTCCTTGGCTGAGTCTGGTGTTATCTCCGTGCAGAAAAGCGGTCACACCGCCAACCTTTACAGACTGATCGGTTCACCCAAAAACGGGGGTACCGAAATTGGGAGTCCCAAAAACGGTACTGGGGGAGTACCAAAAACGGTACCCGGGGAGTCCCAAAATTGGGACGGGGGGAGTACCGAAATTGGTACTCTAACATATCAATTAACAAATCAATTAACAGATCAAGGAACAGAAGCGCCCGAAAACGTTTTTTCGAGCGCACCCGCCAGTGAGGAAAACCCGACTCCTCCCAAGGCTGACGGAAAAAGCAAAAAACAGCGTTCATCCAAGAAAAAGGAAAACGAAGAACCGCCAATCGAGTGCCCGGACGGAATCAACGTTCATTACTTCAACGCTGTGAACGCGGCAAGAAGGAAGAAGCGGGTTCCTGCCTACACCCAGACCACGTGGGGCCTTCACTGCAAAGCCGCGGAGAAATGCGGTCTCTCTCCTAACGACGCTCTCGAAATCGCGGCAGAAGCTGGCTGGGCGGGATTCCGGGCCTGCTACTACAAGCCGGATCAGAGAAAGCCGTCTGGCCCCGCCAGCGACCCCACTCAGGACATCTTCAAGTAGGGAGACACCCCATGCGCTTACTCGATGCTCTTGATCACAAGTTCGGGACTTCTGTCCTGGTGGTCTTCCATTCCGATCCTACGACGCCTTTCCCGTACGTGAAGGACGTGGTCGATGTCCTTCCTACTGACCGACTCGGCGTCATCGATTGGTCTTTCCTCAAGGGAAAGTGCGTCCAGTGTCTGGCTTTCCCAGACGGAAACAAAAACTTCTCAATCGGATCCACTGGGGACTCTCGGATGCAGTCATGCGTGGATCAGATCAAGGCGGCATTGCCGCTCTTCGTTGTCTTCTCGGCGTACGGACACGAAGGAACAGTCAAAGGGTACGCCAAACGTTATCGAAGAATCCCCGGAGGAGGCGGTACTTATGAGCAGTTTTGATATCAATCCTGAAGACGTGAAGGGTTTCTGGTCAGACAGGGATCCGTCCCCTGACATCATTCCCGCAGCGTCTTTCCAGACCGACCTGATGGAACAGGTCCTGAACCCTGACCTGAATGCCGGCGAAAAGTGCCCGATTCTTCCTACCTTCTCTCTGAGACCGGGTGAATTGACTGTCTGGGCGGGTAATAACGGTGCCGGCAAAAGCGCTCTCATGTCCCAGATCGCTCTTTCCATGATGATGAACGGGGACTCGGTCTGCCTCCTTTCTTTCGAAATGGATCCGAAAGAAACGATCATGCAGATGATCCGCATGGCGTATGGCCGTTCACTCCTGAGAACTGAGGCGGATAAGGTTTCCAAGTTCTTTGACTGGTGCGAGAAGCGTTTCTGGATCTATCGGAATCGGGGAGATATCCATCCTAACCACTGCTTTGACGCGGTCGCTTATGCCGCTGGGGAGAAGAAGTGCCGCCACGTCTTCGTGGATAACCTGATGATGCTGACTGGCGGTGGATCAAGCGATCAGCTTTTCCAGTCTCAGCGAAAGGTTGTGGATACCCTGAAACGCATTTCCGTGGAATTCAGCGCTCATATCCACCTGGTGGCTCATCTCCGGAAACTCAACTCGAACCAGACCGCGAATGAGCTTCCTGACCGCTACTCAATCTCCGGATCCGCCGATATCTCGAATCTGGCGGACAACGTGGTCATTGTCTTCCGCAATTACAAGAAAGAGAAAGAAGCGCAGGACATGAAGACCAAAAATGCCGGCTGGGATCAGGACGCGGACACGGTTCTTCTTCTCGACAAGCAAAGAAAGAACGGACGTCTCGCCAAACAGAAACTCTGGTACGAGAGAGGAAGCAGCCAGTTCTGCCTTTCCCCTGAACGTCAGCTGATGGAACTTATGCCGCGATCCATCAGCGGAATCGATACCACCCGATCCCACCAGGCAGAAGCGCTTTACGAAAAAGCGCCGGGTTGGCTTTAAGGGGGATCGCCATGTTTGATATCGCTCCGATCCTGTACGCCGAGAACGAGAAAGAGATGATCGAGGCTTTCCTCGAGCAGGACATTGAGGATATGCGGGACGTAAAAACCTATCAGATTATCTGGATGCAGTATCTGCCAACCGTCCCTCCTCAGTACCCTAAATCCCTCAAGCGAGAGATTGCCAACGCTCTTCACTGGGGCACACCAAAGGAAGTCAGTGAGCACTCCGGAATCCCTGAGGAATTCTGTTCTGCCTGGGGGAGGGAGTTCTGATGATTTCCGCGGATTTTGTGGACTCAGGTTCTGACGAAACCTATGGACCGAGAGTCCTACACGAAGACGGTTGGGAAAGGGACACGGCGGCTGCTCTCAGTTCGGGTTCAGGCTTACGGGACCGCTTCCTGAACCCTAGCCCCAGGTACCTTGCCAAGGCTCAGTTTATTCGGTGGCACAAAGATCTTCCTGAGAAAGTCTGGCCGGGTGAGACGGTAGATACGCTCTTTGACGATACCAGAGACTTCTCGGGGCTCATTGCCGGTGACCTTGAGGATCTTAGACGGTTCTTCGCCAGATCCCGTTCTGCCGGCTATCGCATGCTTCAATTCGGGATTCCGGAAGAAGCGTGGTCAGGGCTTGAAGTGCTGCTGAAAAGCTATCCACAGCACACCATCACGCAGTATGTCGGGATCCCTAAGGACGGTTTTGAACTGGCACTCAAAGCGAGAAAGGAACTCCGATTCTCTGGGGCCGGCAGACCGTGGATTGAGATAGCTGCGCCAAAAGCGAAGACGCTTCAGGAAATCGGGGACTTCTTCTACCGACTCAGGCTCCTTGGCGGGTCACGCTACTGCGATTACTCACGGGTACCCGATTACATCTGGGCAAGGCTTGAAGCCATGCTTAAGCACCACACATACGCCGATCTCAGGGCTTCTCTCATCATTGGACACTCAAGGCTTACCGCTGAGTTCACGAGGATCCGGAAAGAACGTTCTGAGAAAGAAATCGGACACGCGCCATTGCTTCACCAGTACTGAAAAAGAAAAAGGAGAGATTCATGGTTTACAGCTTTAGCTTCCACGTTCCCGGGAAACCGAGAGGAGCAGCGCGTCCACGCTTTACCCGTCAGGGCCATGCATACACTTTGCGAGAGGACCAGATCTATCGGGCACTGGTGACCGCGAAAGCTCGGAAAGCCATTCGTTCAACAAGATACTCGGGGGAATCCGCTCAGAACTTTCGGGTTGATATCGGCGTGTTTTTTAAGATCCCTTCAAGCTGGGACCAAAGCAAAGAAAGCCGCGGCGCTTCGAGGGGAGATATCACCCAGCAAGCCAGACTGTGACAACGTCGCCAAAATCGTCTTAGACAGCCTCAACGGCATCGCATGGGTGGATGACAGCAAAGTGTCCATCCTGACCGTCAGGAAGCAGTACAGCGACGCCTATGAGGGTATCCGGGTATGGGTGGAGGCAGAACCAACAGACAGGAGAGAAGCGTGATCGATCAGGAACTCGATTTCCGGCTCACTAACTGGGCCAGATACTACAGAGACAGGCCTAAGGTCCATGTTCCTATGCTGGCGAAACTGATTGCTCTCTTAGGAGCACCGGAGTATTTTTATCAGGATGATTCAAAAAGCTATGACCCGATAGACCCTGCCGACGCTGCACTGGTAGAAAAAGCTCTCTGTTCGCCGCTTTATCCAGAAAAATACCGCCTCATGATGTGCGTGCTTTACCTTAGACCGGGAATCCGCGTAAAAAGGCTGGGAAGGGCTTTGGGACTAAACAGGCATAGTTTTTGTGAGGAGACTCGACGCGCGAGCGTGATGCTCAAGAACATCCTCGATTTTTACTCCAGAGATAAAACTGTTGATTTCAAAGAGGATAAGGCGTAAACTATGAAATATCAGTAAGCGAAAGACGCCAGTTTCATATTTAGGGGTGGCCGATGGCCATCCTTTTTGCACCCGTGAGAAACGTAAGCCCGATGATTCCAAGATCACCGGGTTATTTTTTATGCCGGGCTGGTTTTCCCTTGAGTTTGCTTGGATTCTCTTATGCCTCTTCTCCATATTTGCGCTTACCCAGGCTGCCATACGCCAGTGCCTCTGGGCGTTCGGTACTGCCGGCGGCATGAGGAGAAGGGCGAGAAGCGCGATGCCAGGCTGAAGGCCGCGAGGGACAAGCGGAGAACCGAGAGGGCTGGCTCTTCCACCGAGCGGGGCTACGGCTACTCGTGGCAGAAACGACGGACGGCATTCCTGCGCGGGCATCCGCTGTGCGAGGAATGCAGGAAGCGCGGGCGTATCACGCCAGCGACAGACGTTGACCACATCCGGCCGCACAAAGGCGATCCGGAGCTTTTCTGGGATTGGGACAATCTGCAGGCCCTGTGCCACGAATGCCACAGCAAGAAGACGGCCAGAGAGGATGGAGGGTTTGGTAATGGCATCAGGCGCGGATCAGGAAGACCCTGAACGAAAATTCCGGGACTATATGCAGTCCTTTGCCGAAAAGGGACACCTGGCCTGCCCGGTTTGCGGCGAGCTCGCCTGGGAGTACGACAGCTCTTCCCTCGCGACGGCGAACCGGATAGCGCTGCGGTGCATCCACCACGATGGCCTCGCACCAAACCACCCCCCCGGGGCCGAAAAGTAACGGGCGAAGGCCTCTAGACCGCGCCCTTAGCCAATTTTTTGCACGTGCTTTTCAAGTTTGAACTATGCCGAGACCTAAAAAATCCGATGCTGAGAAGGCCGCCAGGGGCACGCTGCAGAAATGCCGCATGAACGTCAGGACGATCCCGGTGGCCAAGGACCGGCTGAGCGAAGAGCCGCCGGTGGGAGTGCCGGGGGACGCGAAGGAAGCGTGGGCTCTGGCTGTCAAAAACGCCCCGGAAGGCCGCCTGTCGGTGGTTGACGGGCCAGCGCTGGAGCAATGGTGCCGCACGTACGCCCTGTGGCGGAAGATGGCCAAGGCGGTTGAGCACGGTGCGCTCTACGGCGTCGACGAGAAGTCTGGCGGCAGGAAGCTGAGCCCGGAGTTCACGGCCATGCAGGCCCTTCTGGCGTCCTTGATCAAGCTGGAGAAGGAATTAGGGTTCACGCCGGTCGCCCGCGCGCACGCGCCCGCGGACGCAGCGCCGGAAAAGGATGGAGATTTTGCGGACTTCACCTCGTAAATATTGCGCGATTGCCCGGGATTACGGCGAGCGTGTGCTGAATGGCGAACTTCCGGCCTGCGAGTTCGTAAAGCTGGCTGTTCGCCGGCAAAACCGCGATCTTGAGCGGTATTCCGGGGTGAAATCGGCCTACTACTTCGATGAAAAGGAAGCCTCTCTTGTTTGCCGTTTCATCGAATTGCTTCCGCACACGAAGGGACAGCTCGCCGGGCAAAAAATCAGGCTCGAGCCGTGGCAGGTTTGGATTTTGACCACAATTTTTGGCTGGAGGCGCAGAGCAGACGGCGGGAGACGGTTTCGCCGTGTTTACATTGAGGTCCCCAGGGGCAACGGAAAGAGCTGCCTGTCATCTGGCGTTGCGCTCTACTGCCTGCTGGCTGATCATGAGCCGGGTGCCGAGGTTTATTCTTTCGCCACAACCAGAGACCAGGCCGGCATTGTTTTCGGCGACGCTAAGCGCATGGCGCAGCAGACTCCGTCCCTTTGCAAGCATTTTGGCCTTGAAATACTGGCGCACTCGCTTTATGTCGAGTCGACGAACAGCACTTTTCAGGCCAAATCGGCCGAAGGGAGCACGCTGGACGGCTTGAATACCCATTTGGCCATCATCGACGAGCTCCACGCCCACAAGACCAGAGCCGTTTATGACGTTGTCGAGACCAGTCTTGGCAAGCGCAAAAACAGCCTGATGTGGGTCATTACGACCGCCGGTTTCGATACTTCCGGCATCTGCTACGAGGTCCGGACGATGGTTCGGGAGGTGCTTGAGGGCACGGTGTCCGACGAAACGCAGTTCGGAACCATCTACGGGCTGGACGCCGGAGACGACTGGAAGAGCGTCGAAGCGCTTGAGAAGGCCAATCCCAACTGGGGCGTGTCTGTCATGCCGGAGATGGTCACTTCTTTGCAGAAAAAAGCGGTTGCGCTGCCCTCAGCGGCCGGTAACTTTCAGACGAAGCATCTCGATGTCTGGTGCTCTGCCGCGTCCTCCTGGATGAACATGCCGGAATGGCAGAAAGGCGGCGATTTCTCGCTGCGGAGAGAGGATTTCGAGGGCAAGGACTGCTACATCGGGCTGGACCTCGGGTCGAAAAGCGATATGACGGCGAAGGTGCTGTTGTTTCCCCAGGAGGGTGAGGACGGCAAGCCCCGCTACACGGTTTTTTCGGACTTCTATCTGCCCCGCAACGCGGTTCAGAATTCGGTCAACTCGCAGTATCAGGGCTGGGCCGATCAGGGCCAGATTCACGTGACCGAAGGGGCCATGACTGATTACAACGTGGTCGAAGAGGATATCCGGGACGATCTCTCCCGGTACAACGTTCTCGGCATTGTCTACGACCCGTGGCACGCCACGCAGCTGATCAACGACCTGGATGACTCCGGGGCGCCCCTGGTGGAGTGCTCTGTCGTCGTCGCAAACGTGTCGAGCCCGATGAAGTCGCTTGAGGCCCTTGTGCTCGACCACAGGCTCGCGCATGAGGCAAATCCGGTCATGGACTGGATGATGAGCAACGTGGTGGCGAGGGTAGACGCAAAAGACAATATTTTCCCGCGTAAGGAGCGCTACGAGCAGAAGATCGACGGGCCGGTTGCTTTGATCCTCGCGCTTTTTGGCGCGGAGTCTGGCGACGACGAGTATGCGGATTTTGAAGGTTCTCCCTCGGGCACATTTTTGAGCTGGTAATTACATCTATGTTTCTACAGCGATTGATCAACTGGGTTGCCTCGTGGGGCGGGCCCCTGGGGACGGCTTCAGGCCAGCAGATACCCCTTCCGACGTCCCCGATCATAGACAACACGAAGCCTGTGCCGGCCGATGCCGCGCTGCAGATTTCTACCGTCTACGCCTGCGTTGAACTGCTTTCGAGCACGATCAGCTCTCTCCCGGTCTGCGTGTACCGCCGGCTTCCTTCCGGCGGCCGGGAGCCGTTCAGGGCTTCTCCGCTCTGGTTTCTGCTGCACGACAGGCCCAACAAATGGATGACGCCAGCCGACTTCATCAGCACGATGTGCATGAACCGGCTTCTGCGAGGCAACGCCTACGCCCAGATCGTCTGGGGCGCGGGAGACGAGCCTGTGGCCCTTATCCCGCTCGCCGCGGACCAGATGGAGACTTCCGTTGTGGCCGGCGGCATGGTCTTCGTGTACACGCAGGACGGTGTTAGGACCATTCTCGCTCCTGAAAGCGTGATCCACTGGAAGGGACTCGGGAACGGCTATATCGGGCTTGCGAAGCTTGCCTTCATGCGCTCGTCCATGAACGAGAGCATCCACGCGCAGGAAAACGCCAACAACCTCTTCGGAAAGGGATCGAAGCCAACCGGCGTCCTGCAGACGGACTCCAGGCTGAACCCCGAGCAGATGGCGATGCTGATTCAGCGCTTCGGGGAGCAGATGTCGAATCCCACGGGCGGACTTCTGATCGCGGATCGCGGCCTTAAGTACGCTCAGCTGAGCCTGAATCCTGCGGACGCACAGCTACTTGAGACGAGGCGGTTCTCGGTTGAGGAGATCTGTCGCTGGTTCGGCGTTCCAGCGGTGATTGTCGGGTCGTCCGGACAGAGCACCTGGGGCTCCGGGATCGAACAGCTGGTGGACGGATTCCACAAATTCACGATCAATCCGCTCCTGACTCAGCTTGAACAGGCTTTTTCTAAGCGCCTGATACCAACGGGCGACGAGGAAACAGAGATCGAATTCAAGACGGACGCCTTCCTGCGCGGGTCGTCCGAATCCCGGGCCAAATACTACACGACGATGGTCGAGGGCGGTCTGATGACGAGAAACGAGGTCCGCGAGCAGGAGAATCTGCCGCCAGAAAAAGGCTGCGATGTGCTCACGACCATGAGCAATTACGTCCCGGTTGATCAGCTGGGAAAGAACCCGGACGCGACTACGGGAGCCAGTAAAAATGGAATTTAAGGATTTTGACATCAAAGCGGCCGAGATGAAGCTGGACGCAGACAAGCGCCTCTTCACCGGATACGCGTCGACTTTCGGCAACACGGACAGCTACGGGGACACGATTCTCCCGGGAGCGTACAAGTCCGTGATCGCTGGCGGCCAGATGCCCGTGATGTTTTACGGACACGACTGGTCGAGCATCCCGATCGGCAAGTGGCTCACGATGCAGGAGGACGAAAAAGGCCTGCTTGTGACCGGCCAGCTCACCCGGGGGAGCGCCAAGGCGGACGAAGTGCTTGCCGCGCTCAAAGACGGCTCCGTTTCCGGCCTTTCGATCGGCTTTTCGGTTGACAAAGGCGACTACGAAGAGAAGACGGACAGCGCATACGGCCGCACGATCAAGAACATCTCCCGGCTCTACGAGATGTCAGTTGTCGCTCTGCCCGCCGACAACTACGCCCGGGTGACCGAAGTCCGGGCCGAGGACATCGCAGGCATTAAAACAATTCGCGAGCTTGAGGATTTCCTGAGGGATTCAGGCCGGTTCTCGCGCTCGGCAGTGCAGGGCCTTATCGCCCGGTGCAAAACGCTTTTTAAGGCTCAGCGGGATGCCGAGGCCGAGGAAAAAGCGGCTCAGGAACTGCTCAAGAAGCTGAAAAACTTCGAGCAGTCACTTTAATTCTCAAGGAAAAATCATGGAACTTAAGGAAATTTCTGACGCCCTCGACCGGATCGAAGGCAAGATGAAGGATACCTCCGAGGCAAACAAGGCTGAGCTGAAGCGTCTGGGCGACGAGCAGGTGAAACTCTCCCGCCAGCTGATCGAAGTGCAGCAGAACGCCGTCAAGGCTATGGCTCCCAAGGCTGAAGCGAAGTCTGTTGGCGCTCAGGTTGCTGAATCCGGCGCTCTGAAGGCTTTTGCTGAAGGTTCTGCCACCAAGGCCCGTATGGAAGTGGCTGAGGTGAAGGAATCTGCTGGGAATCCGATTACGACCCCGACCGGCGGTGTTGTTCCCGCCTATCGTCGTCCTGGCGTTCTGACCGGTGCCTTCCGCCCGTTCACGATTGAGACTCTTTTCCCGACCATCCCGGTTGCCAGCAACGCTTACGAGTACGTGAAGGAAAAGGACGACGGTTTTGTGAATGGTGCCGCGTTCATTGCTGAAGGCACTCAGAAGCCGTTTGGCTCCACCGGCTTTGAGCTGGTTTCCGGTACGGTGAAGACGATTGCTCACCTTGCCCGTATTTCGAAGCAGCTGATGGAAGACGCGCCGGCTCTTGAGGCGTACATCAACCAGCGCATTGTCTACGGCGTGGATCTTGCTGTTGAAGACCAGATTACGAAGGGTGACGGCCTCGGTCAGAACCTGTCCGGTATCTTCAATACCGGCAATTACACCGCTCACGGTGCCACGCTCGCTGATCTCGGCACCAAGAATGCGTCGCTTCTGGATCTGATCCTCTTCGCGAAGACCAAGATCGAGCAGGCGTACTACCGTCCGTCCGCGATTCTGCTGAATCCGCTGAACTGGTCCCGTCTCCAGATGCTGAAGAACGCCAATGGCGACTACTACCTTGGTCACCCGGCTACCGTGGCTCCGGCTGAACTCTGGGGTCTGCCGGTCATCACGACTCAGGCCGTCGCGGTCGACCAGTTCATGGTCGGTGACTTTACGGCCGCCGGCACCGTCTGGGCGCGTCAGGGTCTCACGGTTGAGCTCTTCGAGCAGGATAGCGACAACGTCCAGAAGAACCTGATTACTATCCGCGCCGAACGCCGTCTGGGCTTTGGTATTGAGCGTCCGGCCGCTCTCTGCGGCGGTGCTCTGACCGTCCCGGCCGAGTGATCCCTGTAGCTGACTGACGAACGCCCTGGAGGCTAATAACTTCCGGGGCGTTTTTCTATGGAAAAAGAGATTGTTTTGAAAAAGGATGCGCTGACACCGGTTGGATTCGTGAAAACCGGCGCGGTGCTTCGTGTGTCTGGCGTTGTCGCTCAGTCTCTGATCAATTCGGGCGCTGCGGAAATCGCGGCTGTTAAACCGAAGACTGAGACGAAAGAAACCGCCAAAACTGCCGCTAAAACGCGGAAAACCACTGCTAAGGCGTCGTAATGGAAGAAACCGGGTTCACTGGAATTGATACCAGCACCGCGGAAAGCGGCGTCACGCTTGAAGAAGCGAAGCGTCATTTCCGCGTGGACCACTCGGAGGACGATTCTCTGATCGCCTCTCTTTGCCTTGCCTGCACCCAGATGGCCGAGCACGAGCTTCAGCGCGGGATTATTACCCGGGACGGCGTCGAAGGCTATGCAACGGACCCTTCGGGCGTCCCGGCGGGTATTCGGGAGTGGATTCTGATCCAGGCCGCTCATTTTTACGAGCATCGAGAGGCCGCCCAGGCTGAAAACCTGATCGAGAACCCGTTCGTCGACCGTCTGTTGGACCCCTATCGCACATGGAGGTAGCCCATGAAACTGCCTCAGATTGGCGAAATGAGAAGGCGGGTTGCGATTTATAACGTTGCGTTCTCTTCTTCGGGGGCTTCGGCGCTTTCAGAAAAGCGAGTATTGATGCTGGAAGCGTGGGCGAAGCACGAAATAGTGGGCGGGCAGAATTACTGGGACTCGGTGAATGTTGAAGAAACCGTGACAGATCGATTCATTATCCGGTACTCAAAGTCACTGCAGACGACCCCTCCAAGTCTGAAACGGATGATTGAGCTTGATTGCGATGGGATTACGTATCGCGTCCGGCGCGTCACTGACATGAATGGGGTGGGGAGATTTACCGCACTTGAATGTGAGGCACTCCATGGATAAAGCATCTGCGCTTGAGTTTTCGGTTCGGTTCCGGAAGCCCTTCCGTTTTGTCGATTTTGACACCAAGGTGCTGAAACGGTCATTCCGAAAGATAGGACAGAAAGTCCAGGGGATGGCCAAGAAGAACGTCAGTACCAGAGGAGTTTCGAAGGCGAATGAATTCCCGGGGATGAGTACGGGGAAACTCAGGAGCTCGATTAAGTACCGGGTGTCCCATTCAGGGTTTTCGGTTGGTGTCGCCAACTATATGACCAACAGCATTCGGGAGCGGGGAGCTTATTACCCCGCCTTTGTGTATTGGGGGCATAGAGCGCCGGGGGCGGACAGGAACGCGCTTCGTAAGCCGGACAGGCGCCAGCAGCACAAAAAGAGGCACGGGGAAAAGGTGGCGGCTCCTCGTAAAAATTGGATTGTTGAGGCGGCCAATCAATACGGGAATGAAGCGTATCAGAAAGATATGGCGGAAATTCTTGATGAGGCACTTAAGCCGGGGATCATATCGGGATGAAGCTTGCGACGATCATTTCAGCTCTTAGAGCTTACTGCCCGAGTTTTGAAGGGCGGGTTGGGGGCGCGGCGGAATACGCGGCCATTGATATTACCAATCTGCCGATGCCTTGCGCCTTTGTTTTGCCGGTATCTGAGATCGGGGAAGACATGGACAGCATGGGGACCGATTACCGACAGCGTGTCAAACAGATCTTTTGTGTTGTTATTTTGGTATCTACGGCTGATCAGGAACGAGGGCAGGATGCTTTTGACGCGATTGAAGATCTGAAGGCTGAGATTTTCAAAGCGATTCTAGGAACCTCAACCGCCGAGACGGATGAGATTGTCTATGAAGGCTATTCAGATCCGGATCTTAATCGGGCCCGGCTGGCGCTTCAGCTGTCTTTCTCTGTTTCTTACGACGTTGTTGACGCAGATACGGGGCATGGGCGGGAGCTTGATGGCTTGCCTGATTTGAAAGGTATTGATTCGAAAATTGATCCAGCCCCGGCGGACTGGGTTGATGCAGTAAGTTTTAAGGTTAATTTAGACAAAAAAGCGGGGTCTTAAATGGCAATTTCGTTTTCAAATATTCCCAGCGGGGTCAGAGTCCCGCTTTTTTATGCTGAGGTTGATAATTCCCAGGCGAATATCGGGTCAAACAACCTGAAAGCGCTTCTGATTGGGCAGAAGGTATCCAGTGGCAAGGCAGAAGACGGAGTCCCGGTTCTGGTTACCGGTGACAGCCAGGGGAAAGAGCTTTTTGGCCATGGGTCGATGCTGGCGCGGATGAATTCAGCGTTCCGCGAGAATAACAGCGTTGGCGAAGTATGGGCTATTGCTGTCTCCGACCCGAAAGGCGGGAAGAAAGCATCAGGAACCCTCACTTTCTCTGGGACGGTCACGGCGGCGGGAACGGTTTACGTTTACATTGGGGCGGATTGCGTAGCTATTAATATCCCGAACTCCTCAGACGCTGCCGCAGTTGCGAAGGCGGTCACTGCGGGGATTAACGCCAAAACCGATTTGCCGGTAACGGCTGAAGCGTCAGAAGGCGTTGTCACGATCCAGGCAAAGAATACCGGCGCATATGGGAATGACATTGCTCTGCAGTTGAACTTCCAAGGATATGCGGCGGGGGAGGAACTGCCTGAAGGCATTGCGTGCGAAGTTGCCACTCTGTCAGGGGGATCGGGAGAGGTCGATCTGGAGGCAGTTATTACAGCCATGGGGGATGAATCGTATGATTTCATCGCCATGCCATACGCGGATGGAGCTCATATTGCGAGTTTCACCACGGAAATGAATGACAAAACCGGCAGGTGGAGCCCTACCCGGCAGATTTATGGGCATGTGTATACCGCGAAGCGTGATACCGTCAGTAACCTTCAGGCGGTTGGGAAAGGGCTTAATGACCAGCACTTAACGGTGATGGCCGTTGAGCCGAAATGCCCGAGTCTTGCGGTTGAGGTTCTTGGGGCGCTGGTCGGGAGCTGCCTCACGGCTATTCAGAATGATCCGGCGCGTCCGCTTCAGACGCTTGAACTGGTTGGGATTACGCCTTCTCCAATTGGGAAGAGATTTACCCTTACCGAGAAGCAGACACTGCTTACATCGGGAATCGCGACCAGTTATGTCGCGGGTGGGTATGTGAGAATTGAGCGCTGCATTACGACCTATCAGACAAATAGTCTGGGGGACGCTGATACCAGTTATCTTGACAGCAACACACTCCATTCTTTGGCTTACATCATTCGGCGCCTTAAGAGTGTTGTCACGTCTAAGTATCCGCGCTGCAAACTGGCGGATGACGGGACGCATTACGGCCCCGGCCAGGCGATTGTTACGCCTTCTGTAATCAAATCAGAAATTATCGCCATGTATTCCCGCCTGGAGACAGAGGGCATTGTCGAGAACGCGGAAGCATTTGCTGAAAACCTGATTGTTGAGAGAAACGCGTCAGACCCGAATCGGGTAGATGTACTCCTGCCGCCCGATCTTGTGAATCAGCTGCGGATTTTCGCGACACTGGTTCAGTTCCGTCTTCAGTACAACGAATGAGGATTTAGAAAATGGCTAAAGGCATTGCGGGTACGTGTTACCTGAAGGTTGATGGAGAGCAGCTTTCTGTCAGTTCCAATTCGATTTCCATTCAGTCCGCGGAGGTGAAGCGGGAGGCTGTTATGGGGTCTACCGGGCTTGCCGGATATTCGGAAGAAGCGGTTGCCCCGACTATTTCGGGGACATTCAATGTTACGGCGGATTTCCCGCTGAAGAAACTGTTGAATGGGACGGAGTTCACTGTAACCGCGGAACTGGTGACAGGGAAGGTTTACACGCTTTCTGACGCTTTTGTTTCCGGTGATGTGAGCTACAAAACCGGAGAAGGCACAATTGAGCTGACTTTTACCGGCGTTAAAGGAGCGTGGTCCTGATGGGAGCGGCAGAATTCAAACTTACGGCGCCGATCAAGCGCGGCGAAGACACGATTGAAGTACTGGAGCTGCGCGAGCCGACCGCTAAGGATATCAAGGTGCTTGGCTTCCCGATTACCGGGGAGAAGCGTGTCGACGCGGCAGTTGTTTACGACTATATCGAGCGGCTGGCGGCTATTCCTCCGTCTACTGTGGATCAGATTTCGGCTTCTGATTTTATTGGGCTGATGGCGCTGGTCCTTGGTTTTTTTGGTGGTGCGCCGGAATAAGTGAGAAAGAGTTCAGGGGGCGGGTGTTCCAGCTGGCGCACTGGTGGGGCATCAACCCCTTTGAACTTGAAGAACGGCCTTTGTCTGACATCCAGGAACTGCTGTATCAGGCAAACGAGATTCACGAAGAGGAAGAACGATGGCGGCAACAAACAAAGTATTCTCGCTGAAAACTGTTCTTGCCTGCCAGGACGAAATATCCGAGAAACTGAAGAAAGTCAGGACGAATCTCAGGAGCCTTGATCGGGCTTTTGACAGAGTGAGCCGATCCGCTGGGGACGTAGCCTCAAAGGTTTTCGCGCCATTGATGGCAGTAGGCGGCGCGGGGCTGTTCTCTGTGGCTTCTTCTGTCCAGACGTTTATCGAGCTGGGAGACGCAATTGACAAGGCATCTCAGCGGGCAGGGGTAGGAACCGGAGCGCTGCAGAAGCTTCGGTTTGCCGCGAAACTTTCCGGGATGGAAGCCGAAGAACTGGATCGGGCGCTCTCCAAGCTCTCCGGGGAGATGGGGAAGGCCGCGAGTGGGGAAAATAAAAATCTTCCCCAACTGTTTTCTGAGTTGGGCGTTTCATGGAAAGACGCAAAGGGCCACGTTAAAGATTCCGCAACGGTATTTCGGGAACTCTCTGAGGCGATCAAGGTTAATGAGAATCCCGCGACAAGGCTTCAGATTCTTACGGACGTTTTTGGCGACGAGCTGGCCGCCAGGCTGATCCCTCTGATGAAGGACGGGGCGGCCGGGCTTGACGAAATGTCAAAGAAAGCTGAAGAGCTGGGGATTGTTGTCAGTTCTGATGACGTCAAGGCGGCAGCAGAGCTTGGCGACACAATGGATATTTTCCATATGTCACTTTCAGCTTTGCAGACGACCATTGGCGCGCGGCTTGCCCCTGTCATCAAACGGGTGGTTGAACGTCTGGAAGATGTGATCGGGAGAAACAAAGAGCTGATCAGCCAGAAGATCGCGGAGGCTGTTCAGGCATTTTCTGACGCCTTGGAGCGCGTTCCCTGGGACACCGTCATTACAGTGATTTCATCGGTAATCGGTGCTTTTGGGTGGGTGTTTAACGCTATCGGCGGAGTGAACACGATTCTCGCTGTATTGGCGGGTGTGGGCATCGGACGGTTTATCATGAGCGTCGCCCGGCTTGTCAGCGCGCTGAATGGGGTGAGAGTCGTTTTTATGGCGTCTTTCGGGCTCCCGGGGCTTCTTATCGCGGGGGCTGTTGCCGCGGTTGTGTATCTGGCGACTGTGGTTTATCAGCACTGGGATGTCATTTCGGAGAAACTGCGCATACTCGCCGCAAAATTTTATGAGGTGGCGGGCCCGGTTATCCGTGTTTTGAAAACGGTATTTCTGGCCTTTGCAGGAGTGCTGGCTGTTTCCATAGGGACAACGATTGACGCCATTTCCGCGATCATACGTGGGCTTTCTCCGGTTATCAGAGTGATAGGCGGAGCGCTTGTGTTTTTGGCGGGGATGGTACGCGATGCTTTTGTCGCGCTTACGTTTCCTATTCGCGCGGCATGGGATGCCTTGAAACCTATCCTCCAGCCGATTTTTGACTGGATTATGTCGAAGCTTGACGCGCTGGCCAATCTGGCGCCGTCGTGGCTGAAAGATCTTGTCGGATGGAGCGGAGGAGGAACAGCACCTGCGCCCGCGGTCCCAGGAGTCCCTGCTACCGGTGGTTCTCCCTCATCTCCGGCCGCTGGAGTTGGCAGCATGACGATTCATGTGGTTGGGGAAAACGGGGCAAAGGCGAGAATCGATAATCTGGATGCCCGCAATATGAATATTTCGGCGGACGCGAGGAGCTATGACCCGGGAGATTCTTTCTAAATGACAGTATCATCGGCAGCAACAGGAGCGCAGAAAAATCTCATGGATGCGTCGTACCGCGGAGTTCCGTTCTATGTCACCAGTACAAAGCTGAAAGTGGGACGGCGAGTGGTGCTTTTTGAATACCCTCAGCAAGACAAACCTTTTGTAGAGGATCTAGGGCGGGCCGCCCGGATTGTAACGGTAGAGGCGTTCACGACCGGGAGGGATTATGTCGAGCGTATGAGCGCGCTGGTTAAGGCGCTCGAGACGCAGGGCGGGGGCGAACTGGTAGACCCGTGGGTAGGGAGGATGACAGCGACGCCTCAATCTGTCAGCCAGGTAACGTACACAACAAGGCTTCGGCTGGCGCAGATTTCAATTACGTTCGTGGAATCTGGTGAGCTGTCCTTCCCAACGGCCGCAATCAGTACGCACGATGATGTTTGTATTAAAGCGGATGGGATAGCTGAGGCGGCACAGAATTATGTGGGCACGGCAATTGACTTGTCAGGGGCTCAGGATTTTGTGGTCAGTAACATTGTGGGAAAGCTTGAGTCGGCCCTGAAAAATGAGGGGATACAATCGCTCGCCACGATGTTTAAGTTAGATAAGCTGGATGAACTGGCAAAGGTGGCCGCGACGGTTCTGACGACGGATCCGGGCGCTTTTGCGAGTACGCTTGTGAGTTCGCTTGGTCTTGGTTCTTTTGTAGAAACGGTGAGGGACTGGCGGCGGGTGGCTTATCTTGCCCAGGGGATTTCATATGGGGCGGATTTCAATGTAAGGGATTCGATCCTATACCCATCCGGGACGGCTGATTATGAAACCGCGAAGGCTGTTGAGGCTATTAACACGGGGATCCGGCTGATCAGTATCAGTAACGCCGTTGGGGCGGCAGGCAACATTGGGACGGATCTTGATCGGGTAGATGAAACTCAGCCTTCCCAGGTGATGGCTTATGACGACATGATTGCGGTACGTGACAGCCTGCTTTCCGCGATTGATAATGAGATGCTGAAGGTGTCGGATGACAGCGTGTACTCAGCGCTTTCTTTGGCTTACTCGTCCGTGTGGAATGACATGACGGCCCGGGCAGAAAACAAAGCCCGGCTGATTGACTACACCCCCGAGGAGATCATGCCGGCGCTGGTGCTGGCTTATGATTACTACGGAGACGCCGCGCGGGATACTGAAATTGTTGAGCGTAACGGCATTCGAAGACCGGCGTTTGTCCCCGCGAAGCCCCTGAAACTTTTGAGTACTTAATTTTTCTTTTTAAGATCCCTCCCGGGCGGTAAGATGAAATGAGAAGCTTTTCTCTGCCTACGCAGAGGTGTTTCTGCTGATGGAGGGGAGCATGAGAAAGATTTTCGTATTGCTGTTAGGTTTGCTTGTGGCAATACCTGCCGTTTCGGCTGGTGGGAATTCTCCCGAGAGAAGGGCCTCCATTTCGTCGCCGGATAAGCCCCTGCATGGAGAAGCTACTGCTGCTTCCAGAAAAGGGAAGTTTGATAAAAACGGGGTTTATGTTTCCCCTAGCGGATATGTATTTAGGGCAGGGAAGGGGGGAACCGTCAGGTTGAGGGAGCCTATCCAAAAGGAAACACCACCTTCATTCCTTGACATGAGAAGGGTCGGAAGGAATGGTCTTGGGGAGGTTTGGGAAGACACCAGGAATGGGCGCACCTACATATGCAATGAATCGGGGTGCCGATGAGACGGTAGTTAAGGAGGGGGATTAAGCGCTCTGGGAACAGGGCGCTTTTTTATTATGGAACAAACGGTCGTAAAACTTCTGATTGGTGGTAAAGAATACCGCGCGTGGCAGCTTGTCAGCATATCTTCAAAGCTGCTGAGCTACGCGAGAGTGTTCAGAGTGGGTTTTACCCGTGAGTCAGCGGGGACTGGGATAGGAATTAAGATCGGCGATCTGGTGCGGGTAAAGATTGATGACGACCTGGTTTTGACCGGATACGTAACCAAGACAAATTTCTCGTATTCAGAAAAAGGCATCGAACTGTCCATAGAAGGAGCGAGCAAAACCGTTGATCTCGCCGAAGGGTATATGGCGGTTCAGAGCGTTAAGCAATTCACGAATCTGACAGTGTCGCAGACGCTCCAGCTATTGGCAAAACCGTATGGAGTGTCGGTAGTCCGTCAGAAGGCAGGGAAAGACCCAAAAGCGTCAGTGGCTATTGCCGCCACAGATTCCATAAAAAAGATTTTGGATGGCGTGGTGAAGAAGCATACCCTCGTCATCACGGATAATGAAAGCGGCGATTTGGTAATGGCGAGCCCCGGCGGTGGTGGGCGCACCGCTGACTCTCTGGAGTTAGGGAAAAACGTCTTATCCGGGGACCAGACATTTGATTCTTCAAAACTGTTCAGCCGTTACTATGTGGTGGGGCAGCGGGCCAATTCGGGGAGCAGCCATCCTGTTACGGCTAATGGAGCGTTCAGGTACACGGAGGACAGTAAGGTACGGCGCCCTCGGTATTACGTAGAGAAGCTAAGTGGGTCTCCCACGGCTGCGGATCTCCAGCAAAGATCGGTTCTTTTGGCCGAGTACCGTCGCGGGCAGGCTCAGGCTTTGCACTACACCGTGCAGGGGTGGCGGCAAAGTGACGGCAGTCTGTGGAAGGTCAATCGGCTCTGCCGGGTTAAAGATTCTATTTTGGAGGTTGATGCTCAGTATTTGATTACAGAGGTCAGCTTTACGAAAGATTCCGGAGGATCCAAAACCCAGCTGACGCTGATGCCGCCTGAAGCTTTCGTCATGATGAATGAATCTCCTGATGAGGCGATGGCAAAGAAAGCCACGAAGAAAGCGGCGGCAAAAACTGGTAGCAGCAGGAATTATGTGAAGGCGACGGTAGCTGATGCCGCATGGACGGGAAAGTAATGCTTGATGATATTAAAGACGCTATTTGGAATTTGATAGTCAGAGGACGCCTGACGGGATCGGCCGGGAGGAAGAAGATGCGAACTATTCAGGCCGAGACAATGGCGGGAGACCTCCGGGATGATGTCGAGCATTTTGAGCCGTATGGGTTCACTTCTGAACCGAAGACCGGCGCTGAACCGCTTATTGTCGCTTTGGATGGGGACAGAGAGCATTCAATCGCGATTTGTGTCGCTGACCGCCGGTACAGGCTGACAGGCCTTACTTCCGGGGAGGTCGCTCTTTACGATGACCAGGGGCAGGAAGTCGTCCTGGCTCGGGAGGGGATAAGGATCCATACGGATAAAACTTTGGCTGTGGACGCCCCGGCGGCTGTATTTTCCGGGTCAGTCACAGTAGAGGGTGACATCGTGGGGAAGTCTCAGATTTATGACGCGAGGGGCAGGCTGCAATCGATCCGCGACACTTACAATAACCATACACATAACGGCGGCAGCTCTCCTGATCAAAAGATGTGAAGGGCACATCCGATCACTCTTGAGCTGATCAAGGTGGGATTAAAAGCTTTGGTCTAGCTACAACACAATTCAATAAACATAAACCCAGTCAGACGGGATTTCTGGCTGGGTTTTTTATGACCTCAGTAATGGTGAGGGCACATGGGAGTTATAGCCATGCTCATCTTAAAGCTATTGGACCCGAATCAAAAAATAAGGCTATGGGGGCGTGCACTTCCTTGGTTAAAGCTTTTTGTATCAGGAATAATTTGTCGCTTGGGAGGGGGATGAAATATGCAGTTTTTCTTAAACGGCAGGCATCAGGCGACACTTTCAGACTTTGATACTGAGCCACTGGTTCGTTCCATCATCATCAGCCTTTTTTCCTGGAAGCGGGCTGGGGAAGATGATGTGCTTCCGGGGAAAAGCAGGATGGGGTGGTGGGCAGATTCATATAACGATGATGAGCCGCCAATAGGATCAAAACTCTGGCTGCTATCCAGAGAGGTACTGACCGACAGCACGCTGAAGCTTGCGAGGGAGTATGCCGAGGATGCACTTCAGTGGCTGGTCGATGACCATGTAGCGGAATCAGTAAGCGTTTCCGCGGAACGAGGCGGGGTGGAGCAGCTGAATCTGAATGTAGTCATAAAAAGACCTGATCAGGCAACACTTAACCTGCAGTTTCAGAACGTTTGGGGAAGTTGAAAATGCCATTTGAAAGACCGAATTTACAAACGCTGATTGACCGCATTGACGCGGATCTTGAGTCACGGTTATCAACTTCTCAGCTTCGCAGATCCAACGCGAAAGTGTATGCGCGTGTGCTTGCAGGGGTGAGCCATGAGCTGCACGGCTTTATTGAGTTTTTAAGCCGACAGTTGTTTTTTGATACAGCAGAGGCGGAGTACCTTGACCGTTGGGCGTCTATTTACGGGCTTGTCCGCAAACAACCTTCTCTGGCCAGCGGCACGGTGGTTTTTACAGTCCTGGAAGAGGGAGCCACGGTACCGGAGGGAACCTTGCTGCAGGCTGATAATGAGGCGGTATATGAAACGA